GCGGGTATGTGCTTGGCAATGCCTCGCCTGCTCACGATCTGATATTCGACACGCTGATTGAAAGCGCTGTCAACTTGCGTGACTAGATCGCTTCCAAGCCACTAGAAATGTGGGGTGGGGTCAGCGCCAACACCGATCAGCCCCCCCCCACCCCCTTCGCATAGTTGGAAATAGGCACCCGGCCCCCAAAAATTGCGCGCGATGGTGGGTATCTAGGCCTCGTCTCTCTCTAAACCTGCGCTTTTGTTCGGCTTTGGTATTATTTTTTTTGCGTTTTCGAATGACGTACAAATTATGGCGCTGTCTCAGTTTGAAATTGAGTGGTCTCGAAGCCATGAAAAATCATATGCAACTTAACTCGAAGTTAATGCGGTTCGCGCGAGTATGTGAAGTGGGTATGCGCCGCGCCATCTTGCGCTATGGAACTTTTATCCACATATCAAGTATAACTATGATATGGCCGACTCAAGGCGCGTCTACAGTGCCAGTCGGTGAACGGGAGATCGAACATGCCAAAAGGACCGCAAGGGCAGAACCGCCCAGCGGACGCGATCGGCAACGGAGTACACATTGCCCGCATTGCGACCAGAGAAATCGAAGAGACGGCTTTAAGCCAACCAGCGAAATGCAGCAGTGGCTTGGTGGTGGCGAAAGCACGTCAGGACAGTACGACGCAAGAGGACCGCAGGGCGACCACCAAGAAGGTCGCATCGGCTCGGTGGGGCTGATGGCCACTTTCGCAGCAACCCGGACAATAGCTGATTTGTGGGGAGAACCTATTACAAATTTGTCTCTGCAAAAGCTTTTGTTTCTATCCCACATGATACACTTGGGTCGAGACCGAGGCAGACTGGCAACAAATACATTTCAGGCTTGGGACTACGGCCCTGTCGAGCCGCAATTATACCATAAGCTGAAAGCTTACGGGTCCAATACCATCCCAGTGGGTGTTCTTCCTGCCGAACCATATGGGAATAACACTGACGAATATGCATCTATAGTTGAAGTGATTGATGCGCTAAAGGGCGCGTCACCACGAAAGCTGGTTTCCATCACTCACTGGAAAGACGGAGCTTGGGCAAATAGCTATCAGCCTGGTGTGCGTGGCTTGCGAATTCCTGATGCCGACATACTGAGTGAATTTAATTCAAGACTGCAGAGGGAAGAGGCCAATTAAGTTTTCAGATACGGATGATGAGGAAAGCAAAGATAGGCTTATAGCGTCCTTGCAAGAACAACTTTTACGAGAAACAGACAAGCGAGGCGAGGAACGCTTTGCTTGGTTCGCGTCATTAAACGTTATTGCCGACTTATTCGTATTTCCCACTTTGTCCACTTGGTCCGCATCGATATCTATTGCCGTTATACAAATACTTCTTTTGATCGTTTTGGGCAGAAAATGGGGCGTCGATGACATTTGGACGCTGACAGAGAAAATGATTGATAAATGGGATGGCGGGACAGGCTCAAAGTGAACATTCTTTTTTTGCTAAATGAAGTCTGAATACTCAAATTAAAGGTATAGAGAAGCTTGAGATCAAAACCCGTGTAGTGATCCTGAGCATGATGGTATGGAGTAATTCCATGCTCTCACTCAATCGCTGACAGAACTCCGCACCACCGCTGAAAGGCGACCGTCGGAGGCACGTGCATTGTCCACACCTTCGGATTCCTCCAAATTTTCAAGTGCAAATAACATTAGGATCAGTGACTTAGCAGCTCCGTTGACCGGAGGACGTTGTGCATTCTCCACAATAATTCTGCCCGGCTGACGGTATTTTTTGGACCGCTTCGACAATAAGGAATAACCATGCCATTTCTCGATGATGAACCTGTTCTGGGGTCTATGGCGCTGCCTGAGGGTTTTGACCTAAACCCTGATGCGCCGACAAGCGATGCTGGTATCCTCGACGCGGCTTTCCGGACAGAAAACCCTATAGGCTCGGCTCGGACGGGATACCGCATTGATCGGGATGTTCCCTTTGATCCCGACTTTCACATTTATGATGATATCCAAGGGACGCAATACGAGGGGTTCTCTGATCGGTTCTTGGACGTGCGGACGCCTGAACAATCCAGCATGATGAAAACGCAGATCGACCGTGAGCTGGATGATCGGCGTGCGCTGGATGCGGCCGGCGGCTGGGGCATGGCTGCCGAAATGGGTGCTGCGGTTCTATCGCCAACCTCTTTGCTGCCTGGTGGGGCTGTGGTGCGCGGGTTTGCTGGCGGGGTTCGTGTGGGCAGGACTGCGGTAAGTGTCGCTGGCGCTGGCGGATTGGCTGCCGCGATGGATGAAATCGCTTTGCAATCTTCGCAGCAAACGCGGACGCCTGAGGAAAGCATGGCCGCAATCGGCGGTGGGGTTCTGCTGGGGGGCCTTCTCGGGGGCGCGATAGGCGGCATGTCCCGCAAGTCGATGTTGCGCACCTCTGCCTCTGCGGAGCGGCTGCCTGAGGACATTGTAAACTATAACGACATGCTGCGTTCGGTGGGCGCTGCTGAAAACGCTAAGGACATGGCGCTACGGCGTGAAGAGCTGTTTCAATTCTTCAACAAGTCCCAATTCAGGGCCGAAGCTGCCCTTGGTAAATTCCTGCCCCAAAGCGTTGCATCAACCGTGGCTGCCCCTCTGGCCGTGCTTCGCCCTCTGGTTCGGTCGGATCCTATCTTGCGCGGCATGCTCTCGGAGAATATCCGTGCGCGCCGGATGCTGCCTGAACTGGTCGAAACCCCATTGCAGTACAAGGTCAATGAACAAGGTCAGACCGTTCTTGATGGCAAGGTTTCTGTAGAGCGCGCGATCGAGACACGGCGCAATACTCAGCTGGCCGGATCTCTCGGCGCTGTGAACAGCCACTATGCCAACTATGTGCATGATGGGCCTGTCGGGATGCTGGGCCGGATCACTGCGCCGATTACCGGAACCTACCAACACCTTGTTTCAAAGAAGGGCAAGCTGTCGCGCAAGGAATTTATGGAAGAGATTGGGATTGCGGCGATGTCTGGCGATCAACACCCGATTCCGCAAATTGCCCAAGCTGCGCAAGATATCCGCGCGAACATCTTTGAAAAGGCGCGCTTGGATGCGATCGAGGTTGGTATCTTCGATGAAGGGCTGCAACTCAAGCACGGCGAAAGCTACATGATGCGGGTCTACAACGTCGAGAAGATCCAGCAACACATGGGCGACGGCACGGGAAACGATATGTCCGTGGCTCTGCGCAAAGAATTTGAGGAAAACCGGCGGGCCGCTGCTTCGCGTCTTGAACAAGATGATACCGTCGAGCGAGCGATTGATCAGTTGAACATGTCGCGCGAAGAGATGGTGCAATCTCGGCGGGGGCTCAAGGCGGCGATGGCAAAGGCGCGTGGTAAGCGCGACCGTGCAAAGGCAACCATTGCGAGCGAAGGCAAGGTGAGCCGCGTCACAGGGGCGCTGCGTAAGCATTTCGAGGCGCGGGCGGCAAAGCTCAAGGAAGGCTTGATGGAAGGCGAAGAACTGGACGCCTTCAAAGACATGATCAAAGATGTGCGCGGCGTGAAACAGATGGAGCCGCAAAGCCTTCTGGGCGCTATTCGTGGGTTCGGCGGGATCAAAGACCCTCGGACAACGCAGATTTGGCGCAATGGCGATTGGGTTTCGGACGGTAAGAAAACCGACATCGAAGAGATACTGGATCAGCGCGCGGTATCCGTTCGCCGGAATGACGGTATCGAGGCTGACATGATGCGTGAGGCGTTGGTCGAAGCCGGGTATCTGCCCGAAGGTGCAACAGTCGATGATCTGCTGGAAGCGATCCGCAAAGAAGCCGGCGGCGAAAAGGTCTATTCCGTCGATGATCTGGATGAAGTCGCGCGGTATGAAGCGACACGGGATTTGGCCGATCAGCTGGAAGCCGATGGGATCGACGTAAAGAAGCCGATCATCGAAATCATCCAGGGGCTTGAAGGTAAGGCGCGCTCTCAGAAGGTCACCAAGGCCAAGGCGGGCGAGGCTGCGCGGTCGGGCAAGAAGACTGCTCAAGCTGGTGGCGACGGGAAAACGCTGATGCGCGCGATCGAAAAGGTCGAAGAGGCCAAGGCGCGGATTGATGAAATCAATGAAACAGTCGGCCCCAAGGTGAAGGCTGAACAGAAGGCAATCCGCGAGAAGATCGTGGATAACCTCAAGTCCGTCCAGAAAGCCAAAGAGGCGCGCGGTGCCGACGAGTTCTATGCGAACAAGGATGATCTTGAAATTCAGGATCATGTTGACAGCGCTATCCGGTCGATCACTGGGATGAAGGTTGGGGAACACTCGATCGGGGCCAGTCTGTCCAAGCCTGCCCATGCGCGGACGCTGGATGTTGCTGATAAGGTTCTGCTGCCGTGGTTGGAAAAAGACATGGGGGTGGTGATGGGTCAATACTTCAATTCCATCGTGCCCGACATCGAAATGGCGCGGGTATTTGGTAAGGACGGCTTCACCATGAAGCTGAACGAGATTTTTGAAGAAGGCCAAAGGCTTGCCAAGGATGCAAAGACGCCTCGGGAAAAGCTGCGGCATATCACAGAAGCCGAAGAACGTGCGAAAGAGATGCGTCAAATGGCTGACCGGATCACTGGGCGGTTCGGGGTGTCCAATAACCCAAAGGACGGGTGGGTGCGTGGCGCTCGTATTGCTCGGACGCTATCCTACATGGGCTATCTTGGGGGGATGACAATCTCTGCCATCCCTGACGTGGCGGGTATCATCGGGCGCAACGGTGTCGAGGCGGCGTTTGGCAGTGTGACGGCTCTGACCGATTGGAAGCGGATGGGGCTTGCTGTCAAGGATGCGCAGGAAATGGGTGCCGCGGCTGAATGGTATCTGAACAGCCGGGCGCTCTCGATCGCTGATATCGCAGATCAGTACGGGTCCAACAGCAAAGGTGAGCGCGTTCTTGGGCAAGCCTCAAACGTGTTCGGTACGGCAACGGGCATGGTGCCTTGGAACGCGGGTTGGAAAAGCGCCGGCGGTGCCTTCATGTCGTCCAAGCTGTCAAAGGCTGCGATGGCAACACTGGAAGGCAATGCCACCAAAAAGCAAATGCTGGCACTTTCGGCCAATGGTATCGAGCCTTGGCAGGCCGTGAAGATCGCGGAACAACTGCAAAAGCATGGCGACATGGACGGGATGCTCTGGCTGCCTCAGGGGCGTCTATGGGATGACGCAGAAGCGTTCGCCTCATTCCAGAACGCAATGAACCGTGAGCTCAATCTGATGGTCGTCACGCCCGGTCAGGACAAGCCGATATCGTTTTCAACGCCTGTTGGTGCGTTCTTCTCCCAATTCAAGAGCTTCACGCTCTCGGCGCACCATCGCGTCATGCTGGCTGGTCTGCAACGGATGGATGCTGAGTTTCTTGCTCAGGTCACAATGGCTTTGGTTCTCGGCCGGTTTGTTTCCAACATCAAAGCTTGGCAACACTATGATGAACAGAAGACAGGCGCGGCCGCATGGGAAGACGCGATCGACCGCGCGGGTATCGGCGGCTGAGCAACAACGGTACCGGTCACGCTCAAGGATCTCGGCACGCAGCACTTGCCAGCGTTTGGTTGACGTGACCCGCTTGGAATGCCGATGATGGTTCAAGACCATGAAAGCCGCGCTTTGCTTTTCGGGGCAGCTTTCATTCGCGCGCCTTGGGCAATCGCTAGTATCGCAGCCGCAGCCGCGTCGATCCGGCCCGTCGAGCGGCCTTTCGCAAGCGCATGGTTGCCTTTAGGATCAATCGTGACAATGGCGTCAGAAAACGCGGACCTCATGAGTAATGATGGGACTGTCTTTATTTCGCGGTCGAACAACGCACGGCGGAAACGCTCGACGTCTTCGGAACCATCTCGGCTACCGAAGCCGCGCCAGATAAAGGGAACGCGGGCGAGTCCTGCCGCCTGCATAGCCTCTGAAAATTCTGCATGGCGGTAGCGATCACCCACAATGCAAACGGGAACGATGCCGTTCAGTAGTTTGACCAGCTCGGCCAGCCATGGCCCAGGCGGAACGGTGTTCTGACCTAAGACCGATAGTTCGCCGCGTTCGTGCATTTCGCAATACCGACCTGAAACACCATCAGCCGCGCCACGGTCGGCAAGCGAAGGAACGGTTGGAAAAGTTCCGAGCGCCTCTAGCCTGCCAGTTTCAGGCCAGTAAAAAACTGCCGCAGACATGGAGCGTGACCCGCCAAGGTCCACGCCAAGAATGCAGGGACCTTCACGCTGGGGGAGCTGGCCAGGGTCGACTTCTGCCGACATCCATTCATCGGGCGTGACCAACACAGAGCGATCTTCGGTCGAAATTCTCTCGTTTCTGTTGAGGTTTCGGAAGCTCGACAAGGCAGAGCCGCCACGTGCGATTGCCCGTTCGGCCTGTGATACCAGCCATTCGGCCGTAGATCCGATGCCATCCTTTGCGCCCGGGTTCGCAATAAGCAAGCTTTCTAGATCATCAGCGGGCAAGCCATATGGAGGCCGATGCTCTTGCACGTAGGTTCCAGGAGGCGGCTGATCGAGCCACCGGGAAAAGGTGTTCGCATCATCGGGCGCAGATGTGGAAATAATCAGCGCACGGCCATCACGTTTCCCCAGACCCGACAGAATAGCGTTTTCTAACTCGTCGCCCTTGTCCCGTGGCCACGCTGCCCGCTCATCCATAATCGCTAGTGTTGGGGCACCACCAAGAACTGACTTGCCATCAGCCGCAATGACACGGACCAAGCCACCCCCGTTGCTTTCGAATTCAATCTCCAGCTTTGAGCCGCGCCGGATGATGAATAACGCCTGATCCCACTCGGGTAGCCCTTGGATAAACCCCAGAATAAAGCTGAAAGCCGTCTTGGCCTGATCGCGGTTTCGGGCCGCGATGATAACTTCACGCTTGGGCTGTGGGTTCGCATCCAGCGCACCAACCAGCTCGGCCATAGCAAGGCCAGCCGCTATTGCAGTCTTGGCGTTTCCGCGACCAATGGAAAGAACGCCGACCATTACGTTCTTTGCAAGAGCGCCTTTTACGAATTTCTTCTGAAAATCAGCAAGTTTCAAAGGCTTTCCAGCCTTTTTACCTTCTGGAACTCGCAAAAGTCCCAAAAACTGCGCTGCGCGTATCGGTTTCGACTTTCCCCGGATTTTTTGGAGAAGAGAGAAAGGAACACTCCCTCCCCGGTCCTCACGTTTTGCCAAAGTAGCGGCATTGGGACCAGTCGCGAATAAGTCTGATTGATTGTGTTCGTTACATTATTTCATTTTGTCCTCGCGCGTGTCTCTCTGTCTCTGTGCCTCTCTGCCAATGGAGAGGGTTCGCTGTGATGGTCGGAAAGCGGGTTACCAAGCGGGGTTGAAAACCCGCATCCCGCCCCGACCATCGCGATCTTGCCTGCCAACCGAGCCGGGCCGCCGCTTAGGTCAGACCTGCCTTTCCCTCGGCACAGTCCGCTCTCCCATGTTCACCGCCGTAGAGGGTGGCAGTGGGGCCTTGGGGCGTGGAGAGACCGCGTGACGCGGAATAGCTGCCCTTGTGCTGTGGCCCGTTACCCGGTTGCACTTAGATGCGGCAGACCCGGCTAACCCGTGAACGCCATCTGCCGCATAAGCCTGCCGGTGAGAAGGCGGGCTTTCTTCTTTTCATCTCTCGATCAGCTCAACGTCACGCTCTGGCGTGGTGCCAAGCTCTGACACCAGCCGCCGCATGATCTGCTCTTGCCTGCCAGTAGGCCGCCACGTTGACCGCTTCCCGTGCTTTGCGATCGAGCGCACAAAGCCCTTGAGCCATTCATCCGTGCCCGCCATCGTCCTGCGCATGACCAGCGGCCAGCGGAACGTCAGCACTTCCTCAAGCTCTCTTTCGGTCATAGCTGCACCCCGCGATACCGCGCGCCAATCCGGGCCATATGTGGCGATGTGGTGAGGGACTTGGCGTCCATCGGCGACCTGCCGTCATAGTGCAGCGCGGCCTGATCCATGAGGGCTTGTGCAAGGTCAGGCGGGATGCTCGACGCATCAGCACCGAAGCCCGCCTGATACTCAATCGCGACCTGGCTGGGCTTGGTGTGGCGATACTCCGGCTTGAACCAGATGCACGGGCGGATACCGCTAAAGAACGTGAACTGCGTGAATGGCACGCCCTCGATGGTCACTGTCGGGGTTGCATCATTGGCGACAGGGCCAATAGGCAGTGTCAGGATACGGTCAAGCGTTGGATCGAACAGCGTCACGCTGATGGTTTGCGTCAACAATGCGATCTGCGCGAATTGCTCGATTTCCCGCGCCGCCGTTTTCCCGATATACGAGATGGCGCTGTCTTCATCGTCGTCAGCAATTCGGAGATGCCGTTTCACCAGATCCAAATCGAAGGGCGGTAGATCGGAAACGTAAGATCTATGGAGGTGCATCTTCATGCTGCAATCTCCACTTCGGAAATATGGTTGCGGAAAGCCATCTGATCCCGTGCGCTCATAGCGTCATGCGCAGCGAGGGCGTATGCCTTGAGTTCCTCGGCACTGGCCCAGGAAGCCCAAAGGCGCGCGTCTGGCATCGGGTTCAGGAAGGATGGCAACGGGTAGTCTGCAAAGCTCAAGACAGCCTTTGCGACCTGTTCGGATTGCTCTGGCGTATCAAGTGACCGAAGTGCAGCCCATGCCAAGGCGGCGCGCTCTTCTACCGTCAGACGCGCCTTTGTAGCGGTACTGAAACCTGCCCAAGCATCAGTGCCGCCTACAGTCAGGGTGTAGCCTATCACACGAGCCATGCGCTTGTGGTCGGGCTTCATGAAAGTGCCGAGCCTCGACCGCTTTTTGCGGTTGGACAAAGCGGGGTTTTCCGCTTTGTTATCAATAGGGGCATTGGTGCCGGTTGGACATCCTATGCTCTTGATTTCGCTGGAAACTGAAACAACCCTACGGGCTGCCACTTGATTTTCGCAATATATTGAGTAAAAACGATAATATGCGTTTGGCCTGTAGTTGTTGTACCATTTCTTGTACCATACGGTTTCAACGAGGTGATGTTTCTTCTTTTCAGCCTGGTTGTCGGGCGATTCAAAAAGGAAGTTAGAAAAATGAACGATACGCACACAGATGAAGAGAAAACTGAACAAGCCATCAGATACCTGATGCCCAGCGCAGGCGGAGACCGATCAACACGTTCAGTGGCTGGCTGACTGGCGGGAGGCTCGGAACACTGCTGAGACAACACTCGAAGACTCGCCCGAAGACCAAGCCGTGGCGGAGGCCCTCCACGACCGAAGCGTTCGACTTGCGACCACACCGGCGTTGTCTCCAGCGGGGCTAGTTGCTCAGATCGAATGGTTTAAGGAAGACCTTGGCGGGTATGTGCTTGGCAATGCCTCGCCTGCTCACGATCTGATATTCGACACGCTGATTGAAAGCGCTGTCAACTTGCGTGACTAGATCGCTTCCAAGCCACTAGAAATGTGGGGTGGGGTCA